ATTATTTAATTACCAAACTCTTGTTACAGAACTTACTGGATTACCAGTTGCAAATGCATCATTATTAGATGAAGGAACTGCAGCAGCAGAGGCAATGATACTTGCTCATAGTCAAAGTAAGAAAAAGGATTTTGTAGTAGATGATAAAATATTTCCACAAACATTAGAAGTATTGCAAACTAGAGCAAGACCATTAGGAATTAATATCGTTAAGATTGATTTAGATGATTCAATACCAATATCTTTCTTTGCTGATGCATTTGGATTTATTACACAATTACCAAATAATCATGGTAATCTAAGACATCGTGATGGGGTTTTGAGATTAGCAGAAGCATGTAAATGTATGAAGATTGTGATTGTTGATCCACTATGTCAGGTACTTATGAAACCTGTAGGAGAAATGGGATTTGATGTTGCTGTTGGTAGTATGCAAAGATTTGGTGTTCCTATGGGATTTGGAGGACCACATGCAGCATTCTTCGCAACAACAGATAAGTATAAAAGAAAAATACCTGGTAGAATTGTAGGACAGTCTGTAGATGCTCAAGGTAATAAAGCACTAAGACTTGCTCTACAGACTAGAGAACAGCATATACGAAGAGATAAAGCAACATCTAACATTTGTACTGCACAAGCTTTACTTGCGAATATGGCAGGATTCTACGCTGCATATCACGGAGCAGAAGGACTCAAGAAAATTGCAACTCGTATATTAACCTATCGTGAAATATTAAAGAAAGGTTTATTTTGGTTAGGAATAGATGTAGATGATACAGACGGGTTTGATACAATCAGATTCAAAAGTTTTCTAACTGTTGAAGGATACAATGTTCGTTATGAAGATGACCATACTATCATAACTTTAGATGAACTTACGACTCTTGATGAGATAAAAAAAATTCTTAATTCACAACAAGATTTGGTAAACAAAAGTGATACTATTGATCATATTGTTGAAGCAGTTGGAAGATTTAGATGGAAAAATATTCTAGAAAGAACTCGTCCTTGGTTACAGCAAGAAGTTTTTAACAAATATCATAGTGAAACAAATATGATGAGATATATCAATGAGTTAGTTCAGAAAGATTTCTCATTGGTCAATGGTATGATACCACTTGGTAGTTGTACTATGAAATTAAATGCAGCATCAGAATTGATGCCAGTAAGTTGGAGTGAATTTGCAAATATGCATCCATTTGCACCAGAACATCATACTCTTGGATATCAAAGAATTATGTTTGATTTACAAGAATGGTTATGTGATATAACTGGATTTGCTGAAGTATCATTACAACCAAATGCAGGTTCTCAAGGAGAGTATGCAGGTCTACTTGCAATACAAGAATATCATAGAAGTAATGGTGATATTAAAAGAAATGTATGTTTGATACCTACAAGTGCACATGGAACTAATCCTGCATCAGCAGTGATGGCAGGTATGAAGATAGTTCCTATAAATTGTGATGATAATGGAAATATTGATTTAAAAGATTTAGAGAAGAAAGCAATAATGAATACCTTTGAGTTATCTTGTATTATGATTACATATCCATCAACTCATGGTGTATTTGAACCAACTATCAAAGATATTTGCAGAATTGTTCATGAAAATGGTGGACAAGTTTATCTTGATGGTGCAAACTTAAATGCACAAGTAGGATTAGCAAAACCTTGTGAGTATGGTGCTGATGTATGTCATATGAATTTACATAAGACTTTCTGTATTCCTCATGGTGGTGGCGGTCCTGGTATTGGTCCTATTGGTGTTGCAGAGCATCTTGTACCTTTTATGAATCATAGAGTATCAGCAGTAGTTCAAGGTAGTGCATCTATTTTACCTATCAGTTGGATGTATATAAGAATGATGGGTGCTGATGGACTTAGAAAATCAAGTGAAATATCTTTACTTAATGCAAATTGGTTAGTTCATGCGATTGAACCTTTCTTTAAAGTTTTATATAAAGGTACAAATGAAAGAGTCGCACATGAATGTATATTTGATGTAAGAAACTTTGAGGGTATTACTGCTGAAGATGTAGCAAAAAGATTAATGGATTATGGTTTTCATGCACCGACATTATCTTGGCCAGTTACAAATACTGTTATGGTTGAACCAACTGAAAGTGAGTCATTGGAAGAATTGCAAAGATTTGCATCAGCAATGATAAGCATCAGAAGAGAAATTGACAAGAATAAAGATATCTTGAAAAACGCACCTCATACTGCAAGGGTTGTAAGTTCTGACAAATGGGTGTATAATTATAGTCGTGAAGAAGCAGCATATCCTGCCAATCAAACAAATAAGTTTTGGCCAGCGATATCACGAATTGACAATGTTTACGGTGATCGTAATCTTGTTTGTTCTTGCTCAAATTATTTTGATAATGAATTAAATGAAAACTCTAAAAGTACTTCCACAAAGAATATTCAAGTTTAAATGTAAATCATCATTAATTGATGCAACACTAAAAACTTTACAAGAGGAAACCATAAGAGATGATGGTAGAGAAGAATGGAAAATTCGTCAAACTGATAATACAAGACTAAACAAAGTTGATAGATATTCTGAAATTCATGGGTGGGTTAGAAAGTGTTTAAATGAAGTAAAGGATGAAATGTCCTTTAGATGTGATAGAATTGAAATCACATCATCTTGGGGGAATATTGCAAAGGAAAATCAATGGCATTGGATACACTCACATCCTAATTCCTTTATGAGTGCTATACTGTATCTTACAGATTCTAATGCATATACTTGGTTTAGTATGAATAATTTTTGGACAGGTAGTAATAATAATCTTGAATATCCTGCCAATACTTCAAATATAATCAAAGTAATTAATGAGGAAGATGAAGATAATTTAATTATTCATAAACAACCAACTGTTGCTGGTGATTTAATAGTTTTTCCATCAACCTTAGTGCATAGTGTTGATGCTCATACAATTAAAGAACATGATAGATGGTCATTGTCATTTAATTCATATCCATGTGGATTGATTGGTAATATGGAACGTAGTAGTGGAATTATTCTTGAGGTATTGTAATGGAATTAAAAGACTGGTTAAATTCAATTAACCAAACAAAGAAAAATTTAATAGATGAAGACCCCTCCATAGAGAAAGATTATCCACCATACATAATCAATCGTTGTTTCTCTGGACACTTAGATGCAATTCTTTTTGCGAATGAAATGAATAGGTATAATTTCTTACCAAAGAAGATGCAATACGATTTTTATATAAATACCCTCAGAACTAAGAAGAGATTCTCTCCTTGGCTTCGTAAGGATATGATCAAAGACCTTGATTATGTGAAACGTTATTATGGTTTTAGTAACGAAAAAGCAAAACAAGCTTTGAAAATTCTGACAAAAAAACAACTCAACTTTATAAAATCTAAATTTGATACTGGAGGAGCGAAATGAGTGTTGTTAAAGAACCTGAAGTGGATTGGTCTCCCGACCAAATGATTGAAGTAACATTAAATGAACCAGATGATTTCCTGAAAGTCAGAGAAACTCTCACAAGAATTGGTGTAGCAAGTAGAAAGGAAAAGAAAATATATCAAAGTTGTCATATACTTCATAAGCAAGGGAGGTATTATCTTGTCCACTTTAAAGAACTTTTTGCTCTTGATGGAAAACACGCTAACCTTACTTCTAATGATGTTCAGCGTCGCAACCGTATTGCTCAGCTTCTTGCTGATTGGGGATTGGTTGGTGTGGTCGATGTAGTTCGCATACAAGATATCGCACCTTTAAATCAAATCAAAGTCTTGTCATATAAAGACAAAGGAGATTGGATATTAGAAACTAAGTATAATATTGGAGCAAAGAAGAAGAAAGATATAGGAGAAACTGAGTAGTTGACATATAAATTTGTTATATGCTATAATTATTGTATATAACAAGTCAGTAATCAGGGAAAAAAATCTTAATTGATTTTCAAAGTTCATTACTCATATCACGTTATATACGTTCACTTAAGTTTCATACATTATGATGAAAAAATTCATTGTGTGTGATATCGGTAAAAAACACGTAATAGTTTTTAATCCCGAAACAAGGGAACATCACACAATCACAACAGAACAGTTTAAATCACTGGATGTTCCTAATTTGTGTGATGACATGACTATCGTTATCGAGGACGCACACTTGAGATCGCAAGAAGAAAATTCTCTTGCACAAACTTATCGAATAGATGAGTTAAAAGTTTTTAAAGAAACAGCGAATTCAAGAAATATCGAAATTCTCTGCTTTCCTCAAAAGACAACACCTAAAACAAGAAAGATAGCATCTTTGGAGTCTCCACATTTGGGTGATAAATCAGATCAGAATGATACTGAATCAATCGCTTATTATTTGGAAAAGTTTCCACATGTGTTTGAATCTTTGAAGGTTTTCAAACCAATGACTCTTGAAGAGCATGAAACTTCAACAAAGCATATCTATGAGGATAGAGATGCATTAACTGAAGATTCTAATGAAGCAAGAAACAATAACTATGGCATCAAAACAGATTATGAAGATGCTATAGTAAGATGGTTAAAGACCTGGACATTGATTCTTGCAACTCTTCTTCCAGATGATGTTAGAGAATTTGCTGGTTTAGAGTGGAACTCTAAAAAGAATGGTCTTAAAAATGATCCACAAAAATATACTAGCGACAAGTTTAAATTCTTATACGGTGTTGTAAATACAATTCTCCAACCAAATGGAGAATTGAGAGTAAGGTCTGATAATGGACTTACACCATATTGGAAATATGCTAAAGAAGTGTATTTCGGAATTACTCCATACCATATGAGAGCAGGTGTTACCGCCTCTAATTACAAATACCATAAGCGTAAAGCAGGTTCACTTTGTAAGAAGAGTATGAGTTTAGAGTCTAAGAAAGCAATCAAATCTATTGATGATGTTTATGACATCAGAGAAGCAAGAAATGATTCTGATAAAAAACTTAGAACACTATGGAGAACAATCCGTAGAATGATTGTTGATGAAAACAAGCGTTAACTAAATTGAATACTACGGTCAGTGTTCAGAGAGAAATACTTTTATCAGTATTCACATCTCAATACTCAGTTAGTATTCAGGTGTTAAGAGTTTTATTACTTTTCAAAGACAAATACTCAAGAGGGTTGACACCCTCTTTTTTTATGCTATACTATATTTGTTGGACGCAACAATGGGAGTGACTGAATAAACTTACTGGCAACCGCTGGTTAAGGTGATGAGTCAGAGGTGGTGCTCGCTACCGCAGGGTAGAACTACTCAACCAAGTAGGACTCAGGCAACAACGTATTTACTAACTGTAGTAATGCCCGTTGTTTGTCGGTATACAGGAATCCGACCTCCCTCTTTATTTTTTCAAATGACTTTTAAATTAAATTACGCAGCAACTATAAGTTACTTTGCTGCAGCAATATTGACAGGAGGAATGGTGTACGTCGGCAATAGTCATCACAGACTTGCAGATAGCAATGAAGCACTGTCAGAAGATGTACAAGCACTCGTTGAAGCATACCTAACAAGTGATAAGGAATGTTATTTGTTAGCACCTAAACCAAACGATTGGCTCATATGGGAAGAAATGCCATACAAAAACAAGATTTAATTGTTATTGACAATTTTATTTGTTCTAACTATCAAGATGTTCTTGAAAGATATTTTGTAAATGATGATTGGAATATACCTTGGGATAAACAAGATGATATAACTGTTCCACAAGACTCTCCATATACAGGAAAAAATAAAGTTGGATATAGTCATGTATTAGCAACCACAACTGAGAATTTTCCAAACCCCGTATCCACTGCTTGGAATTTTGTATTTCCTATGGTATTTGAAGGATTTAATAAAGCAGGTATAGATGTTGATTTTCTATGGCAATCCAGAGTTTTTAAAACTCCACCATCTGATATAAATGATCCTGAGTATATACATGTAGATTCTCATTCATGTCATTGGGTATGTTTATATTATCCACATGATAGTGATGGGGATACAGTATTTTTTAATCAAAAGTGGCCAGAGGTTACTATGGATAATGCACCAACTACAAAGTTTACTGAATATACTAGAGTCACACCAAAAAAAGGAAGAGCAGTAATATTTGATGGTACTCGTTTTCACAGTGCATACAGATCAAAAAAACAACACAGAGTTGTCATAAACACAAACGCTTCAGTATTATGAAAGATTTAAGTTTAAACGATTTTGTTTACATACAAAAAAATGAATTAAATAAATCTTTTTGCGAACATGTAATTGATAAGTTTGAGAAAGATGATAGAAAGTCACAAGGTATTGTTGGAGGAGGATTGCGAACAGATATTAAAAGATCTACTGACTTATCAATGACACATTGTGGTGGATGGGAAGATGAAGATAAAGTTTTTTATAATAGTCTCAATAAAAATATTATTAATTATGAAAAGACTAGAGGGAAGATGTATCATAAATTTATATTAGAAGAGGGAGGAGAGCAGAGAGTTGAAGACTCTGGATATCAAATTCAAAGAACGAAACCAAAAGAGTATTATGTTTGGCATCATGACCAAGCATCATTTAGAAGTAGAAGATTAACTTACATTTGGTATCTAAATGATGTAAAAGATGGTGGGTATACCCAATTCAACACAGGTCTTAAAATACAACCAGAAGCAGGTAAGATGATGATTTTTCCTGCACTTTGGCCATGGATGCATAGAGGATATCCACCCAAAACTGAAACCAAGTACATAGTCACAGGATGGTTAAAATGTTAAAATTTATTTTTGATGTAGACGGAACTTTAACAGAAAGTCGAAAGTATATGGACATAAGTTTTATGTCTGAGTTTATAATTTTTTGCTGTAAATTTGATACCTACTTAGTTACTGGAAGTGATAGAGATAAAACAGTAGAGCAAGTAGGACTTGATGTATATAATCGTGCCAAAAGAGTTTTTAACTGTTCTGGTGCAGACATATATGAGAAAGATTTTAATGTATACAAATCTGATTGGACACCATCTAAGGAATTAATTTCTTTTTTAAATGATGAATTAGATTATAGTAATTTTCCAGTAAGAACAGGTAATCATATTGAAAGTAGACCTGGTGGAATAAATTTCAGTATTCTGGGTAGAGGTGATGGAAATATGAATGGTAGAGAAGATTATGTTAAATGGGATAGAAACACAGGAGAAAGAATATTAATAGCAGATAGAATTAAAAGTCAGTTTCCTGATTTAAATATTCAGATAGGTGGACAAACAGGATTGGATATATCCAATGATGATAAAAGTCAGATATTAAAATTTTTTAGTCCATTTGATGAAATACATTTCTATGGTGATATGATGGAAGAAGGACAGAATGATTATCCTTTAGCGAAAGCAGTACAAGAATGGGGTGGTTATCCACACTCTGTAAAAAATTGGGAGGATACCCGAACTCAACTTAGAAAATTTGTAGCATAATTAGTAGTGTACGCTTCGGGTACACAATTTAACTCGCTTATTTAAGGAGAACTATGACTTACTTACAAAAGTATCACACTGCTAATCTTCCAGAATTAATGAAGATTATTTCTAAGAATGGAATTGGTATGGATGCATACCTAGATAGATTTTTCAATTCTTACGAAACCACAACAAACTATCCACCATATAATCTAATTCATGTAAACAATGTTGAATCTATACTAGAGATAGCACTAGCAGGATTCAGTAAAAAAGAAATTAAAGTTTACACAGAATATGGAAAACTTATTGTTGAAGGAAAGAAAGAGGATAAGGATACAGAATCTGAATATGTTTATCAAGGACTGGCTCAAAGGTCTTTCAATAGAACTTGGTCATTATCAGAAGATATTGAGGTCAGAGAAGTTCAGTTCAAAGATGGATTACTTACCGTTAAGTTGGGCAAAGTAGTTCCAGATCATCATACCAGAAAAGACTATATGTGATATAATATATAAAGGGTCAGTTGGTATTCAATTAGGAAATCTTTTATCAGTTTTCATCACTTAATACCCACCCTAATATTATACATATGGATTATAAAACATCTGGAGTTGACATTGAAGCAGGTAACAATTTTGTTGCAAGACTAAAAGAAAGAGTACCAACCATCGGTGGATTTGGTGGTATGTATAAGGTTCCTCGTGGATATGAGGAACCTATTTTAGTTTCTGGATCTGATGGAGTTGGAACAAAAATTTGTATCTGTAATAGATTAGATAACTACAAAACTATAGGTATAGATTTGGTTGCAATGTGTGTTAATGATATTATCACATGCGGTGCTAAACCATTATACTTTTTGGACTATATTTCACTGAATAGGATTACTTCTAAGTTAGATGATATTATGGTAGGTATCATTAAAGGGTGTGAATTGGCAGGTCTTGAACTTATTGGTGGTGAAACTGCCGAACATCCAATGAGTTTTGATATTGACCTTGCAGGATTTGCTACAGGTATTATTGAAAAATCTGATATTATAGATGGTTCAGTTATTCAAGAGGGAGACTTAATAATTGGAATTGAAAGTAGTGGTATTCATAGTAATGGTTATAGTTTGGTAAATCATTTAGCAAGGCAGAAGAAATTAAAAGTTACTAAAGAATTTTTAACTCCCACTCACATCTATGCTTCCTTAGTAGAAGGATTATTAAATGAAGTTCCTATTTTGGGTATGGCACATATTACTGGTGGCGGTATTCAAGAAAATTTACCAAGATGTTTACCTAAAGGAATGAAAGCAGATGTGAATTACGATTCTTGGAATCTTCCTCCTATTTTTCATGATATTATGTTAGCAGGTGAGATACCACCAGAGGAAATGAAAAGAGTATTTAATCTTGGTATTGGTTATTGTTTAGTAATTCCAGAGGAAAGTGAGAAAGATACTCATGATACAATAGATGCTTTTGGATACAAAAGTTGGACAATTGGAAAAGTTGTGTTATAATATATTTGTCAGAGAAATACTGGCTGCGGTTATGCCCTTTTGGTAGGTTCAGCATAAGCGGCTATAGGAACCTACCAAATTATTAAAGAGAAAAATGTCAATTAAACTTAGTTTACTTAAATCAGGTGAGCAACTAATATCAGAGATGAAGGAGTTAGTTGCTGAAGGTCAAGACCAAGCACATGCATATATGCTTGAAAATCCTCATGTAGTTGAAACAAGAGATAAAACTTTTTTAACTGAAGAGGAAAAGAAAACAGGTGATTTTGGTATTGATGTAATTATGATCCCTTGGATTGTTTTATCGAAAGATAAAAAAATGATTATACCAGTTGATAGTGTTCTAACTATAGTAGACCCACTAGATTCACTAACTCAAATGTATGAGGAAAAATGTGAATCATTCAAGTTGACGGAGGAATTAAATGATTAAATGTGTAATGTTAAATGCTCACTGTACACTTATTGCAGAAGTGATAGAAGTTGATGCAGAGATAGGAGATCCAAATTGTAAACTCCTTAATCCATATGTCTATAAAGGTATAGATGATATGGTGCCTTGGAAAGCAGATATTACGAATCAAACAGAGTTTATGATTCGTTCTGAAAATATATTGACGATTGCAGACCCTAATGTTACAATACTAGATAAGTACACTGAATTAACTGCGTAATGAGATTTTATACTAACGTCCAAATGGTCGGGGATAATTTCTTGGTTCGTGGATATGAAGATGGGAAACATTTTGCTTTTCGTGAAAAGTTTTATCCAACACTATTTGTAGATTCAAAGAGAAAGACAAAATATAAAACACTTGATGGTTTGCCCGTAGAACCAATTGAACCTGGTACAGTAAGAGATTGTCGTGAGTTTATCAAGAAATATAATGAAGTTGAAAACTTTAATGTTTATGGAAATGAGAGATTCATTTATCAATACATTTCATCAAAGTATCCAGAGCAAGAATTAAAGTTTGATGTTGAAAAGATTAAGTTAACAACGATTGATATTGAGGTTGCATCTGAGAATGGTTTCCCTGATGTAGAATCTGCTGCAGAAGAAATACTTTTAATTACTTTACAAGATTACACAACAAAACAGATTCGTACTTGGGGTCGTGGTGCTTTTAATAATAAGCAACAAAATGTAATCTATAAGGGATTCAGAACTGAATATGAACTTCTTACAGATTTCATTAACTGGTGGATGATTGAAGATAATACACCAGAAGTTATTACAGGTTGGAATAGTAAGTTTTATGATATTCCATATCTTTGTCGTCGGATTGACCGCATACTTGGTGAAAAACTTAAAAAGAGAATGTCACCTTGGGGTCTTGTAACTGAAGAAGAAACTCATATAATGGGACGTAAACAAATTTCTTATGATATAGGTGGTGTATCTCAGTTAGATTATCTTGACTTGTACAAGAAGTTTACTTACAAAGCACAAGAGTCATATCGTTTGGATTATATTGCAAGTGTCGAACTTGGACAAAAGAAACTTGACCACAGTGAGTTTGATACCTTTAAGGATTTCTATACAAAAGGTTGGCAAAAGTTTGTAGAGTATAATATAATTGACGTGGAACTTGTTGACCGTTTGGAAGACAAGATGAAGTTGATTGAACTTGCCTTAACTATGGCATATGATGCAAAGGTCAACTATGAAGATGTGTTCTATCAAGTAAGAATGTGGGACACGATTATTTACAATTACCTTAAGAGAAGAAACATTGTTATTCCTCCGAAAAATCGCTCAGATAAATCAGACAAGTACGCAGGTGCATACGTCAAAGAACCGATACCTGGAAAGTATGATTGGGTGGTTTCTTTTGATCTCAACTCTCTATACCCTCATCTTATTATGCAATATAATATCTCCCCAGAGACCCTCAGAGAAACTCGCCATCCCAGTGCGAGCGTTGAAAGGATCTTAGGAGAAGAAGTAACGGATTTTAATCCTGAGTATGCTACATGTGCAAACGGTGCAATGTATCGAAAGGATGTTCGTGGGTTCTTACCAGAACTCATGGAGAAGATGTACAATGAAAGAGTCATCTTCAAAAAGAGAATGATTACCGCAAAGAAGAAGTATGAAAAAACTCCAACTAAAGACCTTGAAAAGGAAATCGCAAGATGTAATAATATTCAGATGGCAAAAAAGATTTCTCTTAATTCTGCTTATGGTGCTATCGGTAATCAATATTTTCGCTATTATAAACTTGCCAACGCAGAAGCTATTACACTATCTGGTCAGGTTTCTATCCGTTGGATAGAAAACCGTATGAACAAGTATCTAAACAAAATTTTAAAAACGGAGGATGTTGATTATGTTATTGCCAGCGATACTGATAGTATCTACCTCAATTTGGGTCCTTTGGTTGAAACTGTATACAAAGGGCGAGAGACGACTAATGAAAGCATTGTGTCGTTCCTTAATAAGATCTGTGAGATGGAATTTGAAAAGTATATTACGAGTTCTTATGAAACGTTGGCGAACTACGTAAATGCTTACGACCAGAAGATGTTTATGAAACGTGAGAATATCGCAGACCGTGGCATCTGGACAGCAAAGAAAAGATATATTTTAAACGTGTGGGATAGTGAAGGTGTTCGTTATGAAAAACCTAATCTAAAGATGATGGGTATTGAAGCAGTTAAATCTTCAACTCCCGCACCTTGTCGTGCATTAATTAAAAGTGCACTTAAATTAATGATGAATGGAACGGAGGATGAGGTGATAGATTTTATTGAAGAGTCCAGAAAACAATTCAAAAAACTACCACCAGAAGAGATTGCTTTTCCTCGCACTGCATCAAATGTTCAGAAGTATAAATCATACTCCATGATTTATGAAAAGGGAACTCCTATACATATACGGGGTGCTTTATTGTTTAATCACTATGTTAAGAAGAATAAGTTAGACAATAAATATTCACTTATCGGTAATGGAGAGAAGGTAAAATTTCTCTACTTGAAAAAACCAAACATCATTCAAGAAAATGTAATCTCTTTTATTCAAGACTTTCCTAGAGAACTTGGACTTGAGAAGTATGTTGATTACGATTTACAATTCGATAAAAGTTTTGTCGAACCACTCAAAACAATCCTTGATGCAATCGGGTGGAACGTTGAAAAAACTGTAAACTTAGAACTATTTTTTTCCTAATGGAATTACCTATTAATGATAAAGACTTAGATACAATCGTGAATGCTCTTGCTCTTGGAGGAGATGCAAGGTTGTATCATCTATTGAAAGAAGTAAAGCAAGTCAGAGATTTGAATCCTGATGGTCCTTATAAGAAGATATTACGAGATAAGGGAATAACTATTTGACCTTGACGAATTAAAATAAAAATAGTATAATAAAAATAAAATGGATTGTTGGCACTGTGGCACCGAACTTATCTGGGGAGGAGACCACGATTTAGAGGAAGAGTTTTATGGCGAAGATCATGCATATGACTTCGTGACTAATTTATCTTGTCCGAAGTGTCAATCCTATGTTGAAGTACATCATCGTAAAGAGGGTAAAGAATGGATTTCTTAAAAGAAATTGTAAAGGAGATTGGAGATGATTTTACAAAAGTTGCACAGGACATAGATGAAACAGAAAGATTCATCGACACAGGATCACACATCTTTAATGCAGTGGTTAGCGGTTCCATTTATGGTGGTGTATCTAGTAATAAGATTACTGCCATCGCTGGTGAAAGCTCTACTGGAAAGACTTATTTCTCCTTGGCTGTTGTCAAAAACTTTTTGGATACTAACCCTGATGGTTATTGCCTTTATTTTGACACCGAGGCTGCTGTCAACAAAGGACTACTTGAGTCTCGTGGGGTTGACCTAACACGATTAGTTGTTGTAAATGTTGTTACAATTGAAGAGTTTCGTGGTAAAGCACTTAAAGCAGTAGATATATACTCTAAGACAGATGAAGAGAATCGCAAACCTTGTATGTTTGTTTTAGATTCTTTGGGTATGCTTTCCACAGAGAAAGAAATTACCGATGCACTAAATGATAAGATGGTTCGAGATATGACCAAATCTCAACTTGTCAAAGGAGCATTTAGAATGCTTACACTCAAACTTGGTCAAGCAAACATTCCACTTATTGTTACTAATCACACCTATGATGTTATCGGATCTTACGTACCCACTAAAGAGATGGGAGGAGGCAGTGGTCTCAAGTATGCAGCCTCTACAATCATTTATCTTACAAAGAAAAAAGAGAAAGATGGTAAGGAAGTCATTGGAAACATTATCAAAGCAAAGACTCATAAATCACGTTTAAGTAAAGAAAACAAAGAAGTACAAGTCAGACTCTATTATGATGAAAGAGGACTTGACAAATACTATGGACTCCTAGAATTAGGAGAACTTGGTGGTCTTTGGAAAAATGTTGCAGGTAGATATGAGATAGATGGTAAGAAAGTATATGGTAAAGAAATATATAAGAATCCAGAGAAATATTTTACAGAAGAAATAATGCAGAAGTTAGATGATATTGCAAGAAAAGAATTTTCATATGGTTAAAGTATACGATAATATTATACCTGAGAATGTTTGTCAAAAATTAATTGAATTATTTGAAACAAACGTACAGCATCAACATTTTATTAATCATAATAATTGTCCTTGTTTTACTCAGGTAAATTTAAACATGGTCTCTTCAGACACTGTTCGTTCTTTAATACCTTATACTTCAGGAGTTTATAAGAGATATAGAAAAGATACTAATAATTACTACTCACCACCTTTTAAAGAATTAGAAGAGTTTAGAATTAAAAGATATAATACTAGTGGTGATGAAAGATTTGATGAACATGTTGATGTAACCGATTACAACTCTTCTCTTAGGGGAGTTGCATTTTTATTTTATTTGAATGATAATGATGGAAATACTTTGTTTCCTTCACATAAGTTGAATATTCAACCAGTTTCTGGTAGAGTAATAGTATTTCCACCAACTTGGGAGTATCCACATCAAGGATTAGCACCTAAAAGCAATCCAAAATATATTATGAGTACATACGTGCATTATGGAAAGAATTGAAACTACTATTCTCCGTAATTTGGTTTTTAATGAAGAATACTCAAGAAAAGTAATTCCATTCATACAACCAGACTATTTTGAGAATAAAACTGAAAAGATAATATTTGAAGAGACAACACAATTTATTGTCAAGTATGATAGTGCAATTACAATTGAAGCACTTAATATTGAGATTGAGAATCGTACTGATTTAACAGAAACAGAAATCAAAGAAACAAGAGATACTACAAAAACTTTTGATGATGCACCTGTAGATAGTCAATGGTTACTTGATTCAACTGAGAAATGGTGTCGTGATCGTGCTATATATTTGGCACTTATGGAATCAATTGCTCTTGCAGATGGACAAGATGACAAAAAAGGAAGGGATGCTATTCCTAGCATTCTCTCTGACGCTCTGGCTGTTTCTTTCGATAATCATGTAGGTCACGATTACTTAGAGGACTATGAAGAAAGATTTGAATCCTACCACAAAAAAGAAAGTCGAATTCAATTCGACCTTGAATACTTTAATAAAATTACAAAGGGAGGTCTCCCAAATAAAACACTTAATATTGCACTTGCGGGTACTGGTGTTGGTAAGTCTCTCTTTATGTGCCATCACGCTAGTTCTGTCCTTTTAGATGGTAAAAATGTTTTATATATTACTCTTGAAATGGCAGAAGAAAAGATTGCAGAAAGAATTGATGCAAACTTATTGAATGTAAATATACAAAATATAACTGAACTCCCCAAACCTATGTTTGATAAGAAGGTTGATAGTATTGCAAAGAAAACGCAAGGAACTCTTATAATTAAAGAGTATCCTACTGCGTCTGCACATTCAGGTCATTTTAAGTCTTTACTTAATGAACTCGCACTGAAGAAATCATTTACACCTGATATTATATTCATAGATTATTTGAACATATGTGCGTCATCAAGATATAGAACAAACAATAATGTCAATTCTTATTCGTATATCAAAGCAATTGCAGAAGAACTTCGTGGTCTCGCTGTCGAAGCGAATGTACCGATTGTATCCGCAACTCAAACTACTCGCAGTGGTTTTGCTAGTTCTGATGTTGACCTTACCGATACCTCTGAATCATTTGGTCTTCCTGCAACTGCTGATCTTATGTTCGCTCTTATATCTACTGAAGAACTCGAAGGGTTAAATCAAATTATGGTTAAACAACTTAAGAATCGTTATAATGACCCAACCATGTATAAAAGGTTTGTTGTAGGAGTTGATCGTGCAAAGATGAGATTATATGACTGTGAGCAACAGGCACAGGAAGATATACTTGACAATAAAAAAGACGAGGAGTATAATGATGAAGAGAAGAAACCTTTTAAAAAATCTTTCGCAGAGTTTAAATTCTAATGACTAAAAAAATTGACTTTACTAAGTATGCTGATTTCGTGGATGGTGTCACATCCCATCCCAGTAAAGATTATCAATGCTTTATTGAGAGTATTAGTTCCCTTAATGGAAAGGGTGCCAATATTGAACGTCTTCTTACTGCTTCCGTTGGTCTTAGTGCTGAGTCTGGTGAGTTTATGGAGATCGTTAAAAAGATGGTATTTCAAGGTAAACCTTGGAACGACGATAATAGAGAACATCTTATTATTGAGTTGGGTGATGTTATGTGGTACGTAATGCAAGCATGTAT